AATACTTCTGCTAGTCAAGGTCAAGGTGGTGGCACTTATACAGGTGGTCAAACAATGAACTTGAACGCAAATACAACATATTATTTGGTTGGTTATTTAAGTAATATAGGTGGTGGCACTAACTTATACTATAATAACTTTGATTTTAATTTTAGTCTTAATGTAAATAGCCTTACTTCAGGGGGTGCAAGTGGTGCAGGTGGTGCAGGTGCTAGCTATAATTCTGCTGCTGGTAGTGGTTCTTCTGGTGGTGCAGCGGGTGGCACTAACGCAGGTGCTGGAGGTGCTGGAGGTAATGGTGGTGCACTAGGTCAAGCAGGATCGAATGGTGTTAGTGGTGGCAATGGATCGGGAACAGCGATTACTTTTCCTTCTACCGCTCCAACAAATGGAACATCCGCACAATCTGGTGGTGCAGCAGGTAACTATATTAATGGCATAAGTAATGTTACACTAACAAATAATGGAACAGTAGCAGGGAACACAGTATAATGCCTATTACTAAATTAAAATTTAAACCAGGGGTTGTATCAGACATAACATCTGAAAGTAATGAAGGCGGTTATGTTGATGGTGATAAAGTAAGATTTAGATTTGGTTTTCCAGAAAAAATAGGAGGCTGGACTAAATATACTACAGAAACATTTGAAGGTTCGGCAAGACGTTTACATAACTGGGTAACATTAGATGGAGCCGATCTTTTAGGTATAGGCACACAATTAAAATATTATATTGAAGAAGGTCAAGGCTTTAATGATATTACACCTATTAGAGCCACAACCAGTGCGGGAGATGTAACCTTTTCAGCTACAAATGGTTCAACAACAATAACTGTTTCAGATCCAGCACATGGTGCTAACGAAAATGATTTTGTAACTTTCTCTGGTGCTGTGAGTTTAGGTGGTAATATAACAGCTGCCGTTCTTAATAAAGAATATAAAATTGTTTCTGTTGTAAGCTCTAATTCATATACAATTACCTCTGCCATTGCAGCCAATGCTTCTGATACAGGTAATGGTGGTGCTAGTGTTGTAGGAGCTTATCAGTTAAACACAGGTCTAGATGTGACCGTAGGTGGTACTGGTTGGGGTGCAGGACAATGGAGTGGTACAACTAATGGTGCTTTAGCTACAACTTTGAATGAAGCTCTTGATGCAAGTGAGACAGGCGTTGATGTTATTGATGAAACAGGCATGACCACAGAAGGCGATGTTATTTTAATCGATAATGAATTAATGCTTATTACGGCTTCCGCTGATGATAACACAATAACAGTGACCCGTGGACATAGTGGCACAACCGTTGCAACACATGACAACGGATCATTGGTTAGATTAGCTAAAGGTAATACTCTTGCTACAGATGACTTTGTAGGATGGGGTAGTGCAGCATCGATCACGGTTCCCGGTGCACAAATCAGATTATGGTCGCATGATAACTTTGGAGAAGATTTAATACTCAACCCAAGAGATGGGGCTATTTATTATTGGGATAGAACAAATGGCTTGAGTGGAAGAGCCGTAAAATTAAACACTCTTGCTGGTACAAAAACAAGTATTCCACAAAGAGCTAAACAAGTTCTAGTTTCTGACCAAGATAGACACGTTATTGCTTTTGGGTGTGATGGCTTTGGTGCTAATTTAGCAGCCCCTGATGGAGACGGGGTACAAGATCCGTTGTTAATTAGATTTTCATCACAAGAAAATCCGTTAGATTGGTTTCCAACTGCAACAAACACAGCTGGTGATTTAAGACTTGGTGGTGGATCGACCTTTGTTCAAGCTGTTGAAACGAAGCAACAGTTGCTTGTTTTTACAAATAAAACATTACACGCTATGAAATTTATAGGTCCTCCATTTACTTTTGGTTTGCAAGAACTATCAAAGAACATAACCATTATGAGTCCTTCTTCTGCTATTGCGGTAGAAGACGCTGTTTACTGGATGGGTGTTGATACTTTTTATGTGTATGGTGGTGGTCAAACCATACAATTACCTTGCACTGTTAAAGATAAAATCTTTTTAGATTTTAATTTTGAAGAGCGTGATAAGGTTCATGTAGGTGTTAATTCTGAATTTAGTGAGCTATTATGGTTTTATCCATCATCTGGTAGTGTCGAAATAGATAAATATGTTGCTTATAATTATTCAGAAAAAGTATGGTATTATGGAACAATGGCTCGTCAAGCATGGCTTGACAGAGGTATTAGAACTTTACCTGTAGCCACTGGTGATCAATATTTATACAACCATGAAGTGGGTTACGATGATGATGGATCAGCTATGACATCATTTATTGAATCTGCACCAATAGATATAGGCGATGGTGATAAATATGTTTCTTTAAGAGAGGTTGTGCCTGATATAACTTTTAATGGGTCAACAAGTTTGAACCCAGATGTAGATTTTACAATAAAGACTAAGAACTTCCCAGGAGCGAACTTTGCACAAAGTGAGTCTGGTAACACACAAAGAACAGCAACTAGTCCCGTAGAACAATTTACAGAAAAATTAAACTATCGTTTACGAGGTAGATCTTTTGCTTTACGAATTGATTCGACATCATTAGGAACTAAATATAAACTTGGTACACCAAGAGTAGATATAAGAGAGGATGGAAGACGATAATGTTAGTAACCAGTATTCCTCAATATATTCAAGGTTTAACAAATGCAAAAGTTGATCTAACAACAACTGATAATACTATTTTATATACGGCACCTACTGGAGCAGAATCAAATGCTTCAGTTATTAATTCAATTTTAGTTCATGATAGCAGTAACAATGGTGATACTATAACTGTGACTTTAACAGACAAAGACAATAATGTTTTTGAATTGTTTGAAAAAAGCATTGCAGGACACGCTACAGAAGAGATACTAACAAGAGATTTGATATTGCAAGGTGGTGATATTATAAAAGTACAAGCGGGGGTTGCAAACAGACTTATTGTTGTGGCTAGTATACAAGAGCTAATTAAGACTAGAATCACAACAAGTGCGTTATCGCAGATATAGGATTGAACAAGTAAAACTTTCATGGTAAGGTAGTAAACATGAATCAAGCGCTTAAACAACAAGTTATCCCTGCGGGCGGTATTGCTGATTTTGTAATGTCCGATGAGCAGATAGAGCAACTAGAGGCTGAAGAGCTCCGAGAGCAGTTCGGTACGAATGGTATTGCTCAGTTCTCGGATGTTGGAAAAAAGATGGCTAACTTTGGTCGTTATGGGGATGACACCGTAGCTCACGTTGAAACAGGCGAGCTCATCGTCCCACGGGCCTTGATTGAAAAGAACCCTGCTTTAAAAGAAAGTATATTTAGTCATTTAAGAGAACTAGGTGTAGAAGATCCTGAAAGATATGTTGTTGGTGAGAGCAAAAATAGTTTGAACCCTACAACAGGATTACCAGAGTTCTTTTTTAAGAAGTTATTTAAATCTGTGAGTAAGATAGCCAAGGGCGTAGGAAAAGCTTTGAAAAAGGCCGCTCCTCTTATTATACCTATGGCGCTTAATTACTTTGCTCCGGGTCTAGGTCAAGTTTATTCTGCTGCGTTAGGCGCAGGTATTGGAACCTTAGTTCAAGGGGGCAGTATTAAAGATGCATTTAAGTCAGCCTTAGTTGGAGGAGCTACTGGTGCAATATCCGCTGGTTTTTCCGGCCCTAATTCAGGTATTGAAGGTTTTGGACAAAACATTGCGGCTGATGTAAGCATGGGAACTACCAATATAGGAAATGCTTTCTCCCAAGGTAGCTTTGCTCCTTTAAAAAGCACCGCTATACCAAGTCTTAGAGATTTAGTTAGTGGAGAAACACCTGTTTCGGGAGATGGCATACAAAAAACAAGCTTTAGCACTTCTGGTGTAAAAGAGCCTGCTTTTATAGATATGACTAGACCAACTGGTGAAGCTATACCTTTAGATTCTAGTATGAAGCCTATAATACAAACAAATGTACCGCCAAAACCAACTAGCATGTTTGATACTTTAAAAGAATATGGCAGCAAAGCGGGTGATTTTCTCTTTGGACCGGATGATGTTACTGCCGCCGACATATTAAAAGCAGAAAATCCAAACATAGATTTAAGTAAAGTTAGTAAAAATAGTGCCTTATATTTAGATGCAGCAGAAAAAGCTGTCAAGCAAAGTCCTAGCTTTCTTAGAAAATACGGACCGAGTGCCGCGTTACTTACTGCAGCAGGTGCAGCTGGTGGTATGTTTGACGTTCCTGAACAGGAAGATCTAGGACCTACTCGAACAGGTATGGATGTTTATGAAGAAGATCCTGACAAGTACAATGTTGCAAACTTAAACCCTATTTACATTGATGGAAATCCTAGAGTCCCTAGTAACTACCCTTATTACATACCGCAAGCTGCAGCTGAGGGAGGAGAAATATTCCCAAGACGAGTAGGTGGTATTATGCCTGATGAAGGCATACCAAACAAAGATAGCGTAAGAGCTATGCTAATGCCGGGAGAGTTTGTAATGACTACCGATGCTGTAAAAGGGTTAGGTGGCGGAGATATGAACAAAGGTATAAGTAATATGTATGGCGTTATGCGCAATCTAGAACAACGTGGAAGGGCGATGGCATAATGGCAACAGAAACCGTCATACAGCAGGTTGGTGAAACTCCTGAAATAGAAGCTTATAGAATTGGTCTATTAAAATCAGCTAAAGAATTAGCTGATCAAGGCATAACTTTACCAGAAAGTAAAGTAGCAGGCTTTAGCGGACTTCAAAATCAAGCTTTTCAAAGACTTAAAGATTATTATGGCGCAGAGGGTATTGGTCAATATCAAGCTCTTTTAGATGCGAGTAAGGCTAACATA